AATGGCCGCTAAGGTTGATGACTATCTCAACTACATGGTTGAGGAGTGGATGAATGACAACGAACTCGCAATCGAAACTGGATTAAAAGCCGAAATTACGGAAGAATTCATTGAAGGTTTGCGTAACTTATTTGTCGAACATTACATCGATATTCCAGCCGAAAAGGTTGACATTGTTGAAGAAATGACTTCTAAGTTGGAAGAATTAGAAGATGCTTTGAATGAGCAAATCAACAAAGGTATCGAATTGTCCAAAGAATTAAACGAACAGAAAAAAATTGAGGCTATCTACACAGCGTGTGAAGGCCTGTCGCAGACACAAGTAGAAAAATTAAAAGCACTTGCAGAAGGTGTAGAATTTACTACTGAAGAAGAATTTGCTGACAAACTATCCACTTTGAAAGAATCATATTTCAAGGCAGAAGTTAAAGTTGCTGATTCATCTGCTTTAGATGATGAAGTTACCATTGAAGAAGAAGTTAAGAAAACCTCTTTTGCTGATCCTTCCATGGAACTTTATGCAAAAACCATTTCACAAACCCTGGTAAAATAATACCAAAAATATACAACATAAGGAAAACTACAAATGTATATGACTGAAGAACTACAAAAGAAATGGAATCCAGTTCTAGAGCATCCAGAACTCGAAGCCATTAAAGACCCATACAAGAAAGCTGTTACAGCTCTTGTTTTGGAAAACCAACATCAAGCTATGGCTCAAGACCGTCAGCAGTTGAACGAATTAGCCGATAATGGTCCTACCAATATCGCTGGTGGTGTTCAAAACTTTGACCCAATCTTGATTTCATTAGTACGCCGTGCTTTGCCAAATCTAATCGCTTATGACGTTGCTGGTGTTCAGCCAATGACTGGTCCTACAGGTTTGATTTTTGCAATGCGTGCACGTTACAATGCTCAAACTGGTACATCGAATACTGAAGCTTTCTACAACGAGGCTAACACAGTATTCTCTGGTAATACATCTACCAACAACCCATACGGTTTCCAAGGTAACTTGGCATCTGATACATCTACACAGTTTCAGAATCCTACTTCTGGTACAACAACTTCTGGTATTCCTATTCCTACAGCACAAGCTGAAGTTTTAGGTTCCGATGTTGGTCAACCGTTCCAGCAGATGGCATTCACAATTGAGAAAGTTACTGTAACTGCTCAATCCCGTGCCTTGAAAGCTGAGTACTCACTCGAATTAGCACAAGACTTAAAAGCAATTCATGGTCTTGATGCTGAAACAGAATTGTCAAACATTCTGTCTACCGAGATCCTTGCTGAAATCAACCGTGAAGTTATCCGTACAATCTACACCTGTGCTGTTGCTGGTGCTCAGTATGGTACAACTCAAGCTGGTTATTTCGACTTAGATACCGATTCAAACGGTCGTTGGTCTGTTGAGCGTTTCAAAGGTTTGATTTTCCAAATCGAGCGTGACGCTAACGTAATTGCCAAGCAAACTCGTAGGGGTAAAGGTAACGTATTGATTGTTTCATCTGACGTAGCATCTGCAATGGCTATGGCTGGTGTTCTTTCTTACACTCCTGCTCTACAAGCTGACCTCCAAGTTGACGATACAGGCAATACATTTGCTGGTTTGTTACATGGTCGTATCAAGGTTTACATTGACCCATATTTTGGCGGATACACAAGCAACCAAGAATTAGTCACCATCGGTTACAAAGGTTCTTCACCTTACGATGCTGGTATTTTCTATTGCCCATACGTTCCTCTACAAATGGTTCGTGCAGTTGACCAGTTCACATTCCAACCAAAGATTGGATTCAAAACTCGTTACGGCATGGTAGCAAACCCATTTGCTCAAGGTCAAGATGCTGGTTTTGGACGCTTGAATGCTCGTACAAACGTTTACTATCGTTTGTTTGGCGTCAAGAACTTGATGTAATCCAAAAGAAAATAAATCACCTTAGAGTGATATTTCAAAGGCCACCTTCGGGTGGTCTTTTTTTTGGTTCATAAATAAACATATGAATGCACTCACAAGACAACCTCAAAATACTAACTATTTACAGCCAACAAAATTCTTGCTGGTCTTTAATAGGATGCCTACGGTACAATACTTCTGCCAATCGGTAAATATACCAGGGGTTTCACTAGGAGAGGCCCCATTGAACTTTCCAGGTATAGATGTATACTCGCCTGGCAATAAGATGTCCTATAAGCCACTCACCATAAGTTTTGCTGTGGATGAGAAGTTACAGTCATGGCAAGAAATACACTCTTGGTTCCGTTCTATTGCGTCACCAGAGGGCACAGAAGAAAGAAACCGTCTTACCTCCTTACAAAATCCTAACAGTCCTAGAGGTAAAGCTGGTTTTTCTGATGCTACTTTGACTGTACTTTCGGCATTAAATAATCCTATTATTCGTGTTCATTTTATCAACACCTTTCCAACAGACTTATCAGACATTCAGTTTGACACCAAAAGTTCCGCAGATGAGATTATTACTGCTGATGCCACCTTTAGGTTTGACTATTTTAATTTTGAATTGGCTTGACAACATAATGTATATGTGATATTATACAGGTTTAGAATAACTTTTTTATTATATTATGGAAAACTTAGAACAAGTATTAAAGCATTGGGAATCAGATTCAGATATGGACCAGACTGAACCTGGCAAAGAACTGTTAAAGATTCCAAAACTCCACAACAAATATCTCAGCATTCTCACCAAACACAAGATTGCCTCTAAAAAAGCACATTTTGATTACTTGCGTATGCGTAAGATTAAATGGGAATACTATACTGGCAAAATGTCACAAGATGAGCTTGCCGAATATGGTTGGGAACCTTTTCAGTTTACTCTCAAATCCGACATCAATACATACTTAGAGGCTGATAGTGATTTGATTAAACTATTAGAAAAGAAAGTATATCATGAAGAAACCATTTCGGTAATTGAATCAATTATGAATGAATTGAAACAACGAACATGGCAATTGCGTGACTTTATATCATGGGAAAAATTCATTGGAGGACAATAATGAATGATTATGATACTCACATAGAACATGGTGGTAAAAAATATCAATATGATCCAGACCATGATTGTTTTTATCCTGTAAATCCGCCAATGAGCACTTGGGACAAAATTAGTCCTTTAGTGGTAATTTTAATATTAGTGATATTGATAATAATAGTAGATTATGTAAAACAATGAATCTTATTATTCATAAAAAAGATGAAGTATATGTAAAGATAATTTGCGAGAAACATATCGCTAGAGAGTTATCGGAGTTTTTCACATTTTTTGTTCCTGGTTACCAGTTTGTTCCGGCATATCGTAATCGAATTTGGGATGGAAAGATAAGACTTTTCAATCTTCAAAGTTTTACTCTATATCGTGGTTTATTAAATTATGTAGAGCAGTTTTGTGAAGAAAGAGATTACACTTTTGAATATGAAGGTGGTGTAGATGTTGAAGATGAGTTTTCATTATATTATGCCAAAAAGTTTGCAGAAGATTTAAACATTCATTCTAATGGCAAATCAATCGAAGTAAGAGAACATCAGTTAAATGCCTTTGTTCATGCCATGCAAAAACGGCGAGCGTTATTGGTTTCACCAACGGCATCAGGCAAATCTCTTATCATCTACCTACTGTTTCAACAATTACACAAATATCAAAATTTAAAAGGACTAGTTATTGTTCCAACCACTTCTTTGGTCGAACAGTTATACTCCGACTTTGGTGATTATAATGATGGTGAAATGACCAATGTTCACCGTATTTACCAAGGTAAAGAAAAAGATTCAGATAAAGATTTAATTATTTCTACATGGCAATCATTATATAAGATGCCACCAGAATACTTCAAACAGTTTGATTATGTGATTGGTGATGAGGCACATTTATTCAAAGCACAATCTCTCACCACAATTCTTACCTCCTGTGTTAATGCCAAATACCGGATTGGTCTTACGGGTACATTAGATGGCACTAAAACTCATAAACTGGTACTAGAAGGATTATTTGGTCCTGTAAGAAAGGTTATTACCACAAAAGAGCTGATTGATAAGGACCAACTGTCCAACTTTGAGATTAAATGTCTTGTATTAAAGCATACCGATGAAGAATGTTTGTTCGTAAAAGATAAAACTTATGCTGAAGAAATTCAGTATCTCATTTCACATGAAACTCGTAATAAGTTCATTAAGAATCTTGCAGTTAGCTTAGGTAAAAATACACTCGTATTATATCAAATGGTTGACAAACATGGCAAAATACTGTATGATATGATAAAGGATACAGAGAAGATTGGCAACAGAAAAGTTTTCTTTATTCATGGTGGTGTAGATACAACAGACCGTGAAGATATTAGAAAGATTATGGAGATAGAAAACAATGCTATTATTGTGGCTTCTTTTGGGACTTTTAGTACTGGAATTAATATTAGGAATTTGCATAACATTATATTTGCAATGCCAACAAAATCGAGCATTCGAACTTTGCAAAGTATTGGACGAGGCTTACGACAGAATAAAGGCAAAGAAATAGCCACTCTATATGATATATCTGATGACCTTAGACACAAAAAACACATGAATTACACACTTAAACATTTCGTGGAAAGAACAAAGATATATAATGAGGAGAAGTTCCCTTTTAAAATATACAAAATAGGATTAAAAAATGCTTGAGTATAAAACACAAATAATTAAACTACAAAATGGAACTGACTTGATTGCCAATGTGGCTTTGAATAGTGCCGAAGAATATGTTTTAGAAGAACCAATGGAGTTCAATATTGATATTCGTGGTAGAGGAGAAACTGGTTTGGTAATGCGTCATTGGTTGCCAGTTCAATTATTAAAAAAGAATTCAATCTCGATTAAAACCAAAGATGTTCTTTCTGTAATGGAACCTGAGGATGAATTCTGTGAATATTACCTTAACACAGTATATAAGATTAAAGAATTATTAAAGGCAAAATCTCTTGTTGACGATATGGATGACGATGAGATACAGGATATGCTTGATGATTTTGAAGATTTAAGCAATGATGGAGATACAATCCATTAATACTTTCAACCAAGGACATACTCGACTATACACACTTGTCAAGCATATGTCAATAACATTATGTGGTAATTATGATTTTAGTAACAGGTGGTGCCGGTTTCATAGGCAGTAATTTTTTATATCATTTGTATAATGAAAACCCTCATAGACAGGTAGTTTGTGTCGATAGTTTAACCTATGCGTCCAATCGAGATTATATTAAGCCTTTAATTGATTGTGGGTTTTTGATTTTTCTACAACACGATATTTCAAGCAAAAAAAATATAGAGTGGATATTCTCAGAGTTTGATCCTGAATATGTGGTAAACTTTGCAGCAGAATCTCACGTTGATAACTCTATACATAATTACCAACCTTTTATTCAAACTAATATCTTAGGTACCATTAATTTATTAGAGTGTTCTCTCAAGTTAAAGCAACTAAAGAAGTTTGTTCATATTTCCACAGATGAAGTGTATGGTAGTTTAGAATTAGATGATGAGAATAGTTTTACAGAGAATACTCCATATAAGCCAAACAGTCCTTACTCGGCATCTAAAGCTTGTAGTGACCATTGGGTGAGAGCATTTAATGTTACATACGGCTTGCCAACCGTCATAACAAACTGTTCCAATAACTATGGACCGGCACAAAACAAAGAAAAATTAATACCAAAAATTATTAATAATGCTTTAAATGATATTGAAATACCAATTTATGGTACTGGTGATAATATCAGAGATTGGTTATATGTTGATGACCATTGTAAGGCAATTAACTTAGTAATGAAAAATGGCCGTGTTGGTGAAACATACAACATTGGTGGTGGCACAGAAGGTTCAAATTTAAATTTGGCAAAGACTATATTAGATATTATGGGTAAACCTCATAACCTAATTTCTTTTGTTACTGACCGTTTAGGTCATGATAAACGATATTCAATTAATTATGACAAAATCAAAAATGAATTGGGATATACTCCGGATTATAGGTTGGAAAATGGATTAAGAATAACAATAGATTGGGTAAAGAATGGCAACTAGGCAAAAACATTATATAAACAACGCTGACTTTCTTGCAGCCTTAGTAGATTATCAAGATAGAGTAAAGAAAGCAAAGAAGAATAAAACAGAACTACCTCCTATACCAAATTATATTGGAGAATGTTTCATGAAAATTGCAGAAGGTCTATCTCATAAACCTAACTTCATTAACTACACCTATCGTGATGAAATGATGTCTGATGGTATTGAAAACTGTTTAATGTATTTTGGTAATTTTGATCCAACCAAATCTAAAAATCCATTTGCCTATTTTACTCAAATTATTTACTTTGCTTTTTTACGAAGAATCTCCAAAGAAAAGAAACAAACGTATGTAAAATACAAAGCTACCGAACAGATGGGTATTTTAGATGAGCTTGAAATGATGGAATTAGAAGATGGTACCACAAGACAATTTGAACTATACGATAATATTTCCGAGTTCATTGAAAACTTTGAAACGGCAAAAGAAAATAAAAAAGCGGCAAAGAAGCCAAAAGGGATTGAAAAATTCTTAGACGAGTGATATAATACTTAGATTATGAAAATAGCAATTATAACCGACCAACATTTTGGAGCTAGAAATGATTCAATTCATTTCTTGGATTACTATGAGAAGTTCTATAAAAATACTTTCTTTCCTACTCTTGACAATAATGGTATTAATACTGTTCTCATACTTGGGGACACTTTTGACCGCCGTAAGTATGTAAACTTTTACTCCTTGAAAAGAACCAAGGATATGTTCTTTGATGAGTTAGCCAAACGAAACATTCAAGTTCATATGTTGGCAGGTAATCATGATACCTATTTCAAAAATACCAATGAAGTTAATTCGATAGACCTATTACTCAAAGAGTATACAAATATAAAAGTGATTGATAAACCCACCACAATATGGTTGGACAATGAAAAGTATCCTATTTGTATGATGCCTTGGATTTGTCCAGAGAATCATGATGATTCGATGTTTGTATTATCTGATACCGATGCTAATATTTGTATGGGACATTTTGAAATTGCCGGCTTTGCCATGCATCGTGGTATGCCATCACATGAAGGACTAGACCGTGGATTATTTAAAAAATTTAGTACTGTATTTTCAGGTCATTATCATCACCGTTCAAATCAAGATAATATCCGTTATCTTGGAAATCCTTACGAACTCACCTGGCAGGATTATAATGATCCGAGGGGCTTTCATTTGTTTGATATCGATACTCTTGATTTGGAATTTATTGAGAACCCAAACGTAATGTTTCATCGTATTACCTATGATGATAAAGAAAATACCATCTCAGAAATGTTAGCCAAAGATTTAGACAAGTATACCGGAACATATGTTAAGGTGGTGGTAGTCAACAAAATCAATCCACATCTATTTGACCGGTTTATGGATAAATTATATAAGGTTAATCCAATCGATATTACCATTGCGGAAGACTTTGCTGACTTGACAGAAGGCGTAGATGATGATATGATTAATGAAGCTGAAGATACTATCACAATTATTAACAAGTTTGTGGATGGTATTTCAGAAGAACATATTGATAATGATAAACTCAAAACGGTATTAAAAGAACTGTATGTTGAGGCATTGAATCAGGAGCAAGCGTGAATAATAAAATTAAAGAGTTGGTTGAGAAGTCTGGATTATACATTGCATATGATAATCGTGAAGTAACTGATATTGAAATTGAATACTTTGCAAAACTAATTATTAATGAATGTGTGGATGCCGCTAGAAAATATACACTAGAACATTCAGGACTTTCAGAATCTTATAATGGTAAAGTTTTTGTATGTGAAGCAATCAAAGAACATTTTGGTAATGTTAAGGAACAATCATGAGTAAAATTGAAGAACTTAAAATAAATGCTGGTGTAAATGATAATCCGGACCAAGAAGGATTAAATTTATTTGCTGATATGGTTATAACCGAGTATAAAGTTAGGGCTAGAGAACACATATTAGGAATTATGAACACTCAATCCTTTGACGAAAAAGTTGAAGAACTTAAAATATCTGCTGGCTTAGGTGATAATCCAGACCTAGAAGGATTAACTCGATTTGCTCAATGGATTATAATTGAATCAGCAAATGTGGCTGAACAATACCTTCCTGAATTTTCAGAAAATCCAGAACCAAATATTGATGCTAACATCGATGTTATCAATCTTGTCAACGCACAGGTGGATACTCACTTTAGTCAATGATTATATTCCAAAAAGTCAGATGGAAAAACTTTCTTTCAACTGGTAATTCATTTACAGAAATTGATTTTCAAAGGTCACCAAACACATTAATCATTGGTAATAATGGTGCGGGTAAGTCCACCATTCTAGATGCCT